GACACCTACGCTGAACTCTTTTCGGACATGGGTTCGACTCCCATCGCCTCCACCATGAAGAAAGAACGTCATTTCGTTGAGAAATGACGTTCTTTCTTTATCATGGTAACATTTTTGGTAACACACCGCTGAAAAACAGCTTTATAAACGCAAAAACATCCCCGAGGAACCGTCAGGATCCCCGGGGATGGTGCTATGTATGGCCGTTTTGGGCAGCGCGGCCACGGTGGTGATACCGGCGTTGATCACTCAGACAAAGAGACAATCTTCCGCATTACTAGCTCATACTCTTTCGGGTACACCATCTTTATTGCTTTCATGTGCTCGTCAAGCACCTGCATCAGACCGCCAAATGGCACAGAGCTGGCAGCCGCCACAAAGTCGCTTTGCGGTTCCGCTGCCGTGGAGTACGCCGCCGCATAAGTCGCGGGCGGCAGTGCCTGGATCTGCGTTTCAGGTGCGTGTGCTTCTTCCAGCTCGTCCCGCACAGTGCAGAGGGCGGCAAGCTTCTCCACGCTCTGCCAGTCCGTCGAACCGCATTTCAGCTTGTGAATGTGGGTGTTGATCTCGTCAATGTCCATGCCTGCCGCCCCCTTTCTTATGCGTTGCGCAAGATGTCAGCGGCCCGCTTGTAGGCGTCACGCTCTGCACCGGTGGCCTCCTGCATCATGTCCTCGATGTCAGAGATCATACGCTCACGGCCATCCGTGCGGGAGTAGTGCCCGCGCACATAGTGACGGCCTCGGTTGGCATAGCTGTTGCCCCGGTTATAACCGTTTCCGGCATCATGGCCGAAAGTCCCGCGCATGTCAGCTTCCCACTCGCCCGCACGGCTGTACTCGCCGCCCTCGCAGTAGTCCTCGATGCGGTGGATGTCCAGAATGATGTCCACGATCTCGCCGATCATCTCAACATCACCCGGGGATCGGTTCTTTTTGTCGGTCAGCTCCATGAGCTCTTCGCACATCTCATCCTTCAGATGATTCAGTTTATCCAGCATGACTTTATCTCCTTTCTTATGCTACCCGCTCAACAATCAAATTGCTGTTTGCAATGCTGACTGCCTGCGTACTGGTGTTCTTAACCGCCACGGTCACGCAGCAGCCGCGCGGCACCTCGATGAACGCGGCCACGAAAACGTTGAAGAAATTTTCGACTGCCGCCGGGGTGACAATGGCTGTCGCACTGGTCAGCGACTCACCGCCGACAGCCAGCGCCACGGAAATGGGTCCAACAGTGCCGCCGGTGGGAATGGCGATATTGCCGCCAAAGCTTACCTTGAAGCGCGCTTTGCATTGATTGGTCAGACCCCGCAGGGTCACAAGGCCGCTGCCCTCACGGTGCATGATGCAGGCAGGGGCTTTCACCGCGTTCTCAGTCAGGGGAAGGTTTTCACCCGCCGCCACGATGACGGTGTTGGAGTTGCTAAATTCAGCCATTATCCGAAACCTCCTTTTCTGCACAAACAGGCGCATTTACCGCATAAACGGTTTTTAAGATATCCATCCAAGAATTGGATGGATCTGCTTTTTCCGTATCAAGCAGGGTTTTCAAAATGAAAACATAAGTGTTCAATTCCATCATGCTCATTTTGTTCTTATCCATGCTGTACAGATAATCTACAAACTGCTGTTTCAGCTCTGCTACGGTCATTCAAATACTCCTTTCATAGAAAAACGCCGGGACTTTTGCCCCGGCGCTCTGGTTTGCAAAATCAGCTCAGGGGCTGAACATTTTCCATTTTGGAAAAAGTTGCCGTGATTCGGTTATGCGCAGTTGCCGCAGCCAGTCCCACAGCCATAGTAAATGGCGTTGGGGTTGGGCACCTGATAGGCAGGCACGGGAGCTTTCTGCTGCAGAGTCCCGATGATCTGGTTGGTCTGCGCGTTCATCGCGGTGGTCAGGAACGCGCTCTGGCGATCCTGAGAAGCAGCCCGGCGCAGCTCGTTGTTCTCGCTCTGCAGGGTGGCGATCTTATCGTTGGTCAGGAAGTCGAGCACCGCGCGGGTGTTGCTGTTCTGATTCTCGATGATGTCCCGGGTGTTGTTGCTCATGGCGTTCTGCGTTGCGCAGAAGCCCTGCTGCATCTGGTTCCGGGTGTCGCACTCCTGAGTGGCCAGATTGTAGTTAACGCCCTGGATCGCGGTCTGGGTCTTGCAGCAGCAGTCTGCCAGCTGTGTAGCCAGAGCATTCTGACCCTGCATCAGCGCAACGTTGGTGCCGTTGAAGCCCTGCTGCATGGCGTTGGTGACACCGTTCAGGCCCTGCTGCACGCCGTTGAAGCCCTGAAGCATCCCGGTGTTCATGGCATAGAAGCCGTCACACAGGCCGCTTTCCAGCCCGTTCAGCTTGTTCATGACGCTCTGGTTGTCGAAGCCGCGCTGCAGGTCCGCCTGTGTTACGGCGCTGGTCATATAAGGCGAAGCGCCGCCCATGCCGCCGCCCCAGCCAAAGCCGCCCATGCCGCCCCAGCCGAACATGCCGAAAATCAGGAAGAGGACGATCCAGCCCATCCAGTCGCCGCCCCAGCCATTGAGGCCGTTGCTGTAGCCGTTGGCGGGCTGTACCGGCATAGTCAGAACCGTGCTATCAGAAGAAAGAGACATAGTTTTACTCCTTTACGTTAGATTTTGAAATTTATTCTAAATGCGGCCGCATTTTAGAATCCAAACATATTTTTCATGCCGTTGAGCATCGGCGCGATCTGCTGCGCCCGCTGCTGAATGGCGTTGAGCTGCTGCTGTGAGAGCTGGCCGGAGGTGAGCATCTGGTTTATCATCTCCTGCGGGTTCTTTCCCTGCATCTGGCCCATAAACTGCTGGAACTGCCCGCCAATAGGGTTCTGAGCCTGTCGGCCCATCGAATTAAACAAGCTGCTGCCCATCGTTTAGCCCTCCTTTTCCGGCTCTGGTGCTTCTTGCTTCTCCAACGCCGCCAGCTTTGCCGCCAACTCGTCGAACTCCTTGCGGGTGACATACTCCCCGCCTGCGGCTTGCGTGGCTGCAATCGACGCTTTGGGGCCGCTGGTGCGCTCTTTGTAATCGTAAATGCGAAGAGGGAACGGCCTGCCGTCCTGCCCCACTTCTTTGATGTAAAAGGTATCGGAATCAGCATCCAGTAAAAGCACCCGGCTCCCGTTGGCGACCAGATAGCCCCGGGCCGCTGCTTCGCCTTGCACCCAGATAAAGCCGCTGTCAGTCGGTGCGGCCTGCCCCTGCATTGTCGGCATCATGACGGGCTGGGGCTGGTACTGTGCTGCCCTGAGCTGTTCAAGCTGCCCCTGCGGCTGTTGCGGGTAAAACACTTGCGGGTATCCGTTATAAATCGGCATCGTTTTCCTCCTTGTACCAGTAGTAGATCGGGCATTCTGCGCCACTGTCCCAGCTGTCCCACCACGCGCCGTCGATGACGGTCAGAACGTGGCCGGAGCAGCCCAGCACATACACACCGCGAGGGTACTCCCGAGCAAAATCCGCCACGGTGTAACAGATGGCGCAATCCGCTTCAACCATGCTGCGCTTGAACCCGCGTTTTTGGAGGTATGCGCCCCATGTGCGGTTGGCGCTGGGCATATCGCCGATGATAAAGCCAGTAAGCGCAAGCCCAAGGTAAGCTTTCTCCCAGTCTTGGCCCGTTGCGGCTGCCACGGCCCGCACTGTGCAATCTCCAACGCTGTTTCCGTGCAGGTTCGGGTTAAACTTGTGCCACATGGTGCGCCCCTCCCTTTGCGTCCATAGTACCTTTTCTTCCAAATACGTGCGTTTAACGAACGTCAAATGAAGGACAAAAAAGAAAAGCGCCCACACGGCACAGGACTGTGTAGGCGCTCAATTATTTGCACTCAATGAGTATAATATTTTCAAAAAGTGCTTGACGTTTACACTCATTGGGTGTATAATAAAGACAGTGAAAGACACAAACTCACAACAACATGGAGGTACAAAATTATGAGAAACGCTATTGAAATCGCCGCTGACATCCGCAAGTCCGATGTCTGGGATTACGAGCTGTGCACCGAGCTGTGCAAGGCAGCTGACATGGAAGAAGAGTGGGAAGCTGCATCCGCTGGCGATTACGACTGGAACGACTCGAATCGCGGCCCCTCGTTTGAAGAAGTCGTAGAAGCCGCTGCTGAAAAACTGGGCGTTGAAATCTACTAAATAAAAAATCCCCCGCCCGATGCTTGCCACACCGAACGGGGGATTTTGTGAAAGACACCTCACACGGAGGTGTGCAACTATCCTATCACACGAAAGAAAGGAAGTCAATCATGTATACCAAAGCAGAGCTTTTTTCAATGGCCGCAGAGCAGCCGAAGGAAATCTTTGTCAACAACATCACTCTGAGCGTACCAGACGATGCTGACAGCTGCATTGATCTGGATGCTGAGAAGGAAAAGCTGTCTTCCATCTGGGATCTGGCGCACTTGTCTATGCGTGAGCTGGTAGCCCGCACTAGCCTGTCTCAGACCTCTTTTGCAAAGCGGGCGGGTATCCCGCTGCGCACGGTGCAGAACTGGTGTGTCGGCACCCGCGACTGTCCGGCATACGTCCGCTTCCTGCTGGCCGAGCACTATGGACTAATCTGAGGGGGGGATTCCAGTATGACAGCAAAAGATTTGACGGGTCATACTTTTGGGAGCTGGATCGTGATAGGTGCATCCAAAAAGAGCGGCTATGTGAAGTGCCGCTGCAAGTGCGGCACAGAAAGAGATGTCCTTCGAGAATCCCTGACCCGAGGGGCAAGCAAGTCCTGTGGGTGCGTTCATACCAGGAGCGAGGCCCAGCTCAAGATGGACGAGCGGAGAAAAAAAGATGGAGACCTTACTGGAAAGCGGTTTGGGCGTTGGACTGTCTTGCATCGTGCGGAAAAAGATGGGTATTTTACATGCCAGTGTGAGTGTGGCACTATAAAAGATGTGTATCGGCATAGCCTTATGTCCGGAATGAGCACAGGCTGTCAGCATTGCGCTTTCTCGCATAGCGATGCAATGAAGAGCGCAGCAGCCCAAAAATCCGCCAAAGCAAAAAAATCCGCTATCGAAAAGTACGAAGGGAAGACTGTGAGCGGCTGGAAGATCATCGAAATCCTACCCCCTCGAAAGCCAGACGTATCCATGTGGTGCAAAGCAGTCTGCCCGCAGTGCGGAAAAATCGTTGAAGTCAGACTTTCAAACATAACACGTACTAACCCTATACTTCGGTGCTCCGACTGTGCCCGTGACATGAAAGACAAGGTCGATGTCATCCACAGCGTCACCCAGGTGGATGGCTCTTCCCTCTCCTCTGTGAAATCGCGGATGGGCGGAAAGGTCAACCGGAACTCCAAGACCGGCGTAAACGGCGTTGTAAAAAGGCCGAACGGGCGGTACTTTGCCTATATCAACTTCAAAAGGAAACAAATTTATCTCGGCCTGTACGAAAGCCTTGACGATGCGATTGCCGCCCGGAAAAAGGCGGAAGCGGCGATTTATGGCGAGTATCTTGACCAGCATGAAGGTTGGGAAGAAGAGCTTGCAAGCCGTCTCGAAGAACTCAAAAAAGAGAAAAAATAGAAAAACCCCCGATGCTCCAAACGGAACACCGGGGGTTTGCTTTACTCAAAAACTTTTGCAATGCTTTTCAGCCGATAGCCTATTGCCGTCCGGCTGTAATGCGTCTGTGCTGCAATGTCCGGCAGCGGAAGCCGCTCAACGTACCGCAAAAGAGCTATCTTTCGGTCTACCCTCCCAAGCGGTGCGGTTTTGATGGCGGCGGTCATCTGCTGTCGGTCAAGCCCTTGCAGCGCAGCGGGCAGCACTACACGAGCCGCCGCCACAGGTAGCACCGAGCCAGAAAGGCTGCGGCAGCTGTCCGGCGTTGCGCACCATATTGCCAAGCACGGCAAACTCGTATGTTTTCGCGAGGCCACGAAAACGTGCGCAGACCATTTTCGTGATATCACGAAATTGCTCTTGTGCGGCGTACATTTTGTTGGTGTCAACAAAATGCTCGTATGCAGTGCTACTCATGGTTTTACTCCTTATCTGCCCGCTTTTCGATGCACTCGCCATATTTGTCAAGAAGGCAATCTTTGCAAAACTCTCGATTGTCGCCTTTCAGGTTGCACACCTTTTTACGCTTGCGGGCTTGATTCATAGCGTTTGCAGAAGCGGCAATAATCCCACACATAGGTACAATCATATAATCCTCCTTACTGCTTTTGCAGCGCCGATTTCATGCGGTCAAAGAAAAACTGGATAATGATGCCGATAGTCTCATCGGTGATGGCCCAGCTGATAAGCCTGCCCCACTTGCTGGCGCTGAGGGCCGTGCGGAGCATCTGCGCCACCCACGCCTTACGTTCTGCGCCTCTCTTGGTGCCCTGAATCTCCTGCTCTGCCCTTGCAATGAGGTCGAGCACAGTGCCCTTGACAGCGGCACCATAGCCCAGCCGGATGCAGCCCAGTGCATAGAACGCAAGGCCGCCCAGCATGAGCACGAGGGCCACAGGTGCGGGAAGTGCGGTCAAAAGGTTACGAATCGCTTCCATGATTGGTAACTCCTTTCAAAAGATAGTTGTCGATGTCGGTGCGGCTCTTCTGCATCCCCTCGCGATTGTTGCCGGACAGCTGCGCATCCAGAAGGTTGCGCACCCCGTCGAGGGTCAGACGGCTCACCTCGTCAATTTCTTCAAAGCGGCGCAGATCTCGGGCAAGGGCCTGCGTGTGTTGGAGCTGGCCCTGCTCTAAGGTGCCGATGCGCTTGTCCATCTCATCCAGCCGCTTGTTCTGCACGTTGTCCGGTTCCTGCGCCTTTTTGATGTACTTGTGAATGATTTCCAGCACCTTGTCAATGGTGATGGCTGCAGCGCACAGGCTGCCCAGGATGCCCAGCACCCATAGCAAAGCTTCTTTTTCGGTCATTTGCCCTCCCGGAGACGGGTCAGACCATTCTTGCGGATGATTTTCGGGTAGTTGAGGGTGGTCACGTTGAGGTCTACGTTGCCGGAGATGCCCGGCACGCGGCCCTTGCTGGTGTGCTGGTGGGCATTGTACTTAAAACTAACTTTCGGGGCCTTACCCGTGTAGTCAGCCAACCATACATCCCACCGCCCGGCAAGCCTTGTCATGTCCAGATGGACGGTGGCGTAGCTCGTGTAGGTGTAGAGCTGGGCGTAGAACCCCATCTTCTCGATCTGCTCAAGATGATAGGCCGCCAGATTTGACAGGTCTCCATAGGGCATCCCGGCAAGAATCGGCGATTCCAGATCCACTGCCACCGGCATGGTCATCTCTTTCCCGACCAGGGCCTTCCGCAGCACGGCAAGCTCCCGGTCTGCCAGCTCCTCACTGGTGGCGTTGGTGTAGTAGTACACGCCCACGTCCAGCCCTGCTGCTTTTGCGTTGGCATAGTTGTCCTCGAAGGTGTGATCGATGTAGAGCACACCGTTGCGGCTCCCTACGGCCCGCAGCATCACGCCTTTGTAGCCTGCCGCTTTTACCTGCGCCCAGCCCTCCATTTTGATTTTTCCCTGCCAACGGCTCACGTCAATGTACCGGTAAGGCGGTTCACCCGCCCACCCGGTCACGGTGTCCACAGTGGGCACGATTGGTGCAGGGGCGGGCTCTTCCTTGTCGGCGCTGTCACCGGCAGCGTGGGAGAGCGCAGAAAAGATATCCCGCAGGAAGTCAAGCATCACTTTCCACCTCATAAAAACCCTCCTCCGTCAGCTTTTTCATCACGGCATCTTTGTACCGGTCAGGAACATTGTCGATGGTAAAAGCGCCGTCAAAGCGGTGCAATTTGATTTGGATCACATAGAACAAAACCATAACATCCTCCTTACTGTGCGGCCAGCAGGTCGAGCATAGCCGCTTCCAGAGCAGCAAGGCGCTCTTCTGCGGTGGGCAGCTGTGCCTTTTCCTCTGCTTCCTTGCGGGCCTTTTCCTGTGCAGCCAGCTCTTCGGCGGTGTACAGCACATACCGCTGCACTTCCACCTTTTCGTCATAGGCATCCTGAGCCGGAACAGCTTTGACATCCACTACTTTCTTTACGTCTTTTCCCCCGTTTGGATATTCACGGATGGTTTCATAGTGGCTGACCTCTTCCACGCCCGCCACAGCATCGTGGTGGATGGTCTGGGTCTCCTGCTTGAGGTAGCCTTTCGTCAGGTCGGGGGTGGCGATTTCTACGCCGTTGCTGTCGATGATTTTCATAAGGTCTCCTTTCAGGCGACACGCCGCCAGATGTACGTGCAGTATGCCGGGGGTTGGACGGTAGTGGAAGCGCCGTAGATGGGGTTGGAAGCGGATGCATCAAAATAAAAAGTTTGATTGTGCGTTGCAAAATCGCTTACCGCTATGCCCTCAGAACGTTCAGTATTATCTTGTTTATAAGAAAAAGCCCCTGTGCTGTCCCAGAGAACACCCGTTTTATATTGGCTGTTGTACGGACGAAATATCGCGGTGCCCGTTATATTCGGCAGTCCTGCCGCCAGCTTTGTCCCAGCCGGATGTGTATCGCTTGCGCCCCAGATAGTGCAATTCTCGATGCGCTCCCACGTGCCGCCGTAAAGCTCGGCAGGGCTGGTGGGGGTTTCGCTGATGTACAGACTGCCCACGGGGTGGTCTCGCTCGACTACCGCCGCAAGGACTTGCTGATAGATAGCATAGGCATCAGGGCCAATGCCATTTTTGAGTTCTCCTAGTGCCATCGTTTCTCCTTTCAGTTGGTACGAAGCCAAGTGTAAGTAAAGTATGCCGGGGGTTGGACGGTATTGGATGCGCCGTAGATGGGGTTGGAACGGGAAGCATCAAAGCGCAGCGATATCTTGCTGTACCCAGTTCCTTCCTGGAAAACGTTGTAATTGGTTACGGTATATATTGCGCCTGTTGCTGGCCCAACGTCATCGACTTGCGTACCGCCAAACGCTGCCTTTATATTCGGCAACCCTGCTTCTACCGTTGTACCAGCCGGATGCGTATCGCTTGCACCCATTAATACCCTATCTTGCGCAATCTTTTCCCACGTGCCGCCGCCAAATGTCACAGCCGGGTTTTCCGGGCTGATGGTCTGATAGATACTGCCCACAGGATGTGCCGCAAGCAGGAAGTTTGAATAGATGGAGCCGTCACCATAGAACTGACCACCATACTTGATGGGATACCACCGGGCGGAAATTTCCGCAGTCGGAATGTTGTGTGCACGGATACGGATAGCTCCGGTTCGAGTTTCGGGGTTTACAAGCATAGCTTTACCGGCTACGCCTGCGCTTGCAGGGTCGATGCTGACAGATACCACAGTCGTGGACGTAACATCTGCTGTGATATCAATGTAATGCGGGTACTCTGCGACCTCTGTGTCTGTTTGCCACCCCGTAATTGGAATAGAAAGGTCATGTGCAACGACGGAGTCTGCTTTGCCCGCCAGAGCATCACCGGTAGCCTTTGCGTCGGCAGGGGCGTTTTCGATGCTCAGGGTTTTGTCCGTGTTCGCCCTGGTGCCAGCCAGAGCGGCAGCTGCCTCGGCCCGGTCGGCGTCGGTGCCAGCGCTCTGGGCGCTGGATGCGGCGTTGCTCTCCGACGTTGCCGCCGCGCTGGCGCTGCCGGAGGCGGCGGTGGCAGAGGACTCTGCGTTGCTGGCATAGCCGCCTGCGGCCGTGGCCGCTTTTCCGGCCGCATTGGCGGCGGTCTGGGCGGCTCGGGTGGAGTCGGCCACCTGTTGTAAGGCCGCGTCGCGCTCATCGTCCACGGCCTGTACGGCCTCGGTCTGCTTGGTCGTCACGGCGGTCGTGGCGGTGCTCTGGGCATTCTGCACCGCCTGCACCGCGTCGGTTTTGGTCTGCTCGATGCCCGCCACGGTCTGCTCGGCTTTGTTCGCACTGGCTTTGGCGTTAGTGGCATAGCCTTGAGCCTCGTCGGCAAATTGCTTGCAGTACTCAAAGCCTTGGCCGAGGCCGTAACGGACCTCAACGCCTTTTTTGGCGTTATAAATTCGCTTCAAAACCTCATCAAAGTTGAGTGTAATCATAAGCTAATCACTCCTGTCGGTGTGTCGTAGATGGTATCGGTCTCAAAGTCAAAGGTGTCCCACAGCCAGTCCGCACCCGCATCCGCGGTAACATTTCTTTTGTACGGATTGCAAGTGCCCTCTATGGTAAAGGCCATATCATGTCGGTTTTTCTCACTGGGGTCTACCCGCCAAAGGCCCTGCCAGTACCAGGCACTGTCCTCATCAAAGACACACCGCAGCCAGCGGCCCTGCAGGGCATTTTCAAGAGCGCTCTGGATGGTGCTCCATTGCTTTTTCGGTGCCTTGCAGATCAGCTCCATCTTAATCGTGCGCTGCTTGTAGTGCACTTCCCCATCCAAAGCCCTGGACAGGTCTAGGATAAAGTCAGAGCCCGGGACATTGACAAGCATTGTCTCTGGCTCTGCACCGGATATCATAGGGCTGCCCACCTTCAGATAAAGGCCAAGGTCTTTGAGGGTATGGACATTTCCGATCTGTGCGCCCATCAGCATTTGAGCTCACCTCCGCTCTGGATCACGGCCAGCTGCTCCGGGGTCAGAGGGCTGTATACCAACTTTTCTCCGTCCCACACATAGTGCGAGCCGCCATCCTCCCAGTCCTCCGGGAACTCATCGAAGACCATGAAGTTGTCTGGGAGAGGGTTCGGGATCACTTCTTCAACGCCCCATCCGCCGCTGTAAATGCGACCATCGGAGCACACTTTGCACATAAATTTACAGCCGGGTACTTTCATCTGTCCTTCACCTCACATAAAACCGTATAGTTCTCGTGGCATACAGAGGGAGTCATTTTGTGTCCACCCGTCAGAGCCGGGGCTTTCCAGGTCGATGCTGAAATTCGTCGGCACTACTGCCGGGGTGTAGTTGTTGCCCGTAACATAGTTCGATGTACGCTCACGACCGGGTCCGAAAGTGATGCCCCCTGAGTTAACCCGCACCGTCCGCATGTGAGTGGTGTTCCACGGGTAAGTCATGGCGTATTCCACGCCATTGACCGGGATGACCATGGTCACACATCCGGCAGTGCCGCCGCTGGCCCACCATGTGGATCCTTTCTTGCTGGTATAGGTCAGATACACAGCAGAAAAATCGGCCAGGTCCAGCGGGATTGTCTGTGCTCCAAAAGAACTGTTGTCCCCAAAGTCCCAGATACGGGCGTTTCGGATGCCGTAGAAGGTAATCTTTCCGGAGTCGATAGTGCAGCTGCCGTTGCCGTCTGTGATGGAAATGCTATCCGACTTGATATTGACCATGCTGGAACCGGAAAGCACTTTTATGCCGTCATTGGTGATCTGCACCCTTTTGTTGGGCAGCTGGTCATGCCGGACGATAAGGCCGTTTTCCGGGGTAAACTCCAAAAAGTTGGTAGCCGTTTTGGCTGCTTCACCAGCTTTTTTGTCCACCTCGTCCACTCTTTTGTCGTTAGACTTCTGGTACTTGAAAAGCTGGTTAAGGGTGCTCTGCTGATATTTTTCAGCGGATGCCGTATCCTCATCCAGCAGGTTGGTGCGGCCCAGGTTGGCCACCTGCCGGTCGGTCAAAGTCTGCCGGGTCATGCCGAAGGTATACTCCTTTTTGTCCGGCTGATCCAGCGGCTCCACCAGCTTTGTGCACAGCATGATGACATCGATGCTGTGGGGCTTGCTGATAATGTGGGCATAGCTGGCAAAAGTCAGCCTGTCCTTGTCATAGCCCGCATCTCGCAGATCCACAGCCTTGACGGTGTAGCTCGTCACCATCAAGCTGTTTTTCTGAAGATCCTGCACGCCTGCAGCAAAGGTGTCGTTGTCGCTGTCGGTGTCATACTCGCCCAGGGCTGACACGATGCCAAACTTCTGGGCCGCTGCATCATTCTGGATCCATCCGCAGTCGCCGTCACTGCTGTCCAGCCGGTACGAATACCCTTTTGGCAGATACTTACTGACGGTCGCCGCGTCCGTTCCAGAAATGCCATAGCGCTCTTCATGGCTTTCTGTGTACTTTTCACCCCACCACAAAAATTTCCACTTCCACTTTGTCTCCTCGACCGTGTGCTTGCTTCCCATGGGATACACACGGGTAAAAAGACTGTTGGTATCGGTTTTTTCTGTGAAATCCAGCAGGTTTACGCCGTACTCAATGGTCTGGTTGACCAAACGGTCGGCTTCAAAAGACTGGTCGCAATAGTTGAGCACGTTGTTGCCCGTGGCGGGGTTGTAGGTACAGTAGGCATAGCCGCCGTACACCTTGAGCACCATCTTGTCGATGATATCCCAGGTACTTCCGTAGTCTTCGCCCACACCGTAGCTGTCCCGGTCTCCATAGTGCACAACAAGATCACCCAGTGCCGCGGTGACAGTGCCCAGCTCGAAGCGTTTCATCTCCATGCTGCCGCACTGCTGGTTGTGGGCATCGATGAGGTGCTGCAAAAACTGCGCCAGCTTTCCCTCGTAGTTAAAAGGGGTGATTGCGCTGTCATTGAAGTAAGACAAAGCGCCCTCGCAGTATATGACGCGCCGGTTGTACCAGTCTGCCTCATGGCTCAGGACACGCCCGCGCCAGATCTCTTTATCGTCCTGTTCAACGGTGATGCAGGTGGACATCTTTTGCAGGCTCTCATACTGCTCATGGTCGCGCGTCATGGTAAAAGAAAGGCTGCCGCCCTTGCTGACCTCTCGGGTCAGCTTGGGAGACAGCACAAGGGCATTGCGGTTATTGGGAGCGTAGATCAGGCGCTTGTCGGCGGGGTTGCCAAAGGGATATGCAAAAATTTTGTACAAATTTTAGTTTCCCCTTTCTGCCAGCGTGGCCAGATGGCCCAGCTGTGCATCAATAGAAGGTGCCAGTGCGCCCACCAGCGTGCCGTCGTCCAGCTTGATGACGGTGTTTGCCGTCTGGGGAAGGTACTGCTGCACCACGTTGTACAGCGCGTCCACGGACTGCTGCATTTTCTGCTGGTAGGACGAAAGCCGCCCGTTTGCCGGGCTTTCGCCGAACGCATAGCCGTCGGTGCGGAAATCGTACCCGGCAAAGCTGCGCTGGCTGCCGTACCAGTAAGCGTTCTGAATGTCCTTGTAGGAAAGCGTCGTGCTCTTGCTGTCAGTGCTTTCCTTTTCGCCGTTCTTGCTGCCCAGCCATGCGGCCAGACCGATACCGCCCGCCACAGCAGCCACGCCCAGGATGGCAGCCAGCACAGGGTTGGATGCCACAAGCGAGACGATATTGCCCAGACTGCCCATGATAGAGGTGGCCATGCTGGATACCCCGCTGGCGACGTTGGCCAGCTGGGCACCTGCCCCACCGGATGCGCTCAAGCTGGACAGGATGGAGCCAAAGCTTTGCACCGCTGTCCCCGCTTCTGTTGCGCTGGCAGCAATGCCGTCCGTAAAGAGCGATTTGATGGTATCGAAGGCCGCTTTTACGCCGCCCCCACTGTACGCGTCATTGATGACGCTCAGCGCATCCGCCGCCCACTTGGAGATAAGCTCCCGCTGATCCTGCGATACCTCGCCCCAGATGAGATTTGCCACGTCTGTAGCCAACCCGGCCCAGTTGCGGTTTTTCAGGTCGGTGAACGCGTTTTGCAGGCGGCCAAAGATGCCGTTCGACCACTGCTTCTGCGCATTGCTGAGGTTCTGGTCAATGCGGCTTTGCAGCTCCGTCACGGACAAAACCACATCGTCACAGGTCTTTTGCGTGGTCGTGGTCACTTTTCCGGCCGCATCGGTCACTTTCTTTGTGACCGATTTGATGGTCTTCTCCGTGCCGTCCACCACTTCTTTCCAAGAGTCCGTGATGGTCTCCACGGTCTCCTTTGTGGTGCCCTTGAGCTTTTTGGTGGTGCCGTCGTAGACGTTGTAGGTATTGTCGGCAGTCTCCACCACGCGCTGGATGTTGCCCACGATGTTGCCCGTTCCGGCGAGGATCTGCTTCGACGTTTCGGTGACGGTATCCGCCAGCTTTTTGGTGTCAGCAGCCGCTTTGGCGGTAGATTTTTTGCTTTTTCCGCCGCCTGTGCCGCCCGAGGCAGTGATACTGCTCCCGCCGTTCCCGGCGGCTGCAGCCGCCTTTGCCTGACGTTCCGTCCAGCTTTCGTTGTAGATGCCCTTTCCGTTTTTAGCGTCCTTCCGTCGGCGGTCGTAGTTGCTCTGGCTGTTTTTGTCAGAGCGGTACTGCTTGTATCCTTCGTCACTGTTCTCGTACCCCGCGTAAGCATTCTTCCCGAGGGCTTTGTTGAGCTTGAAGCTCAATTTATCGAGAACGCCGATTCCGGCAGAGCCAAGCTCGCCAAATTTCTTGATGACGGAGTTGATGGGGTTGTTCAGTTCCAGAATTGCCTCGCCGAGCCCCTTCCAGCCGTCCGTCTTGTAAGCTTCGATGGCCGCCACGGTCATATCGTTGAGGTTGGAGATTACCACACCGATTCCGCTGCTGAGGTCGCCAGTCATGAGCCCGGCCAGCTGGCTCACGTTATCTTTCAGGGTGGAAACTCGGCCATTCATGGTCTGGCTCTGGGTGTCCATGGCGTTGTAATAGCGCCCGCCCTCCTCGCTGGCAGCAATAAGGGCATTAGACAGCAGGTCATAGCTGATGGTCATGTTCTGGACTTCCTGCACCGTTTTCCCGGTGTAGTCAGCCAGCACCTGATAAACGTTGATTCCGGCATAGGCAAACTGCTTGATGTCGATTGCGGACGCTTTGCCCACATTGGCGATCTGCTGCAGATTAGCTGCCATGCGGGAAAGCTCCGCGTTGCCTCCTCCTGTAGCCGAGACCGCGTCGCCCAGTGCCATGATGACCTTGCGGGAGTAGCCTGCATTTTCACCCGCGCTGATCAGCAGCTGGTTTGCCTGCGTCAGCGAATCCACACTGAACGGCGTGCGGGCCGCGTCCTCCTGAATGGCCGCCATGGCCTCATTGGCCGCCTGAGCGTCGCCCAGCATATTGGTCAGGCCCACGCGGTAACTCTCGATTTGGGCGTTGTACTCGATGCCGCTCTGGATTAAACTTTTCGCAGCGGCAAGAGCGGCAGAGCTGAGTTTTGAGAAAAAGCCCGCCATGATCGTGCCTTGTGCAATAGCACCGGCCAGAGACTTGCTGGACCCCGATGCGGCATCCCCAAAGCTGCTCATGTACCCTTCCGCAGTCCTTAGCCCCTGTGCCGTGGTATTGAGTTGGGCTTGAGCTTCTTTCAGCTTCCGGGCAAATTCCTTAGTTTCTTTGGAGGTTTCCCCGGTCTCTCTCCGTGATTTCTGGTAGGCTGCCGTAAGGTGAATGACCTCACTGTACAGCCGATTATAATCCGCACTCATGGTGGATACGGCGGCTTTGGTCTGAGCCTTTGCCTCCTCCACGCCCTGCCTGTAGGCGCTGTCGTCCAGTCCAAGAGTGGCCATCAATTCAAAAAGTTTCAGGGCGTATCACCTCCGTTCAGCCCGGCCAGAATACGGGCCTTGATTTCCTCTGCGCTCTGCTGGGGCCGGGCGGGAGTATTAAAGTCGGTCAGGGTGTCCACCCACCGACACTCCATGCCCACAAGGCCAGCCAGAGCGTCCGTGATGTAGGCGCGGTAGCTCTTCTCGTAAGCTTCCTGCTGCATCGCATTGACGCAATGTTGGGCAATGTAGGGTTTGCCAATGGCTTTCAGCATATCCAGCCGGATGGATGAGATCAGCCGCCGATATCGGTCTGAGCCAACCTCACCAACGAGGATAAAAAATCCAGCACATCCCGGTCGTTGATGGTCTCCGTGATGACGCGCAGGGTTTTGAAGGGAGTCATCTTTTCAGGGTTGCCGTCCTTGTCCGTTTCCAGCTCATACAGCAAAGGCAGCAGCTCCGCTGTGTTCTGAGCGTTGTCGAACAGCAGCTTTTTTGCCATTGCCTTGATGTTCTTGCGGCCCTGGGCTTCTTTTTTGGCCTTGAGCTCATCGGGGGTTTCACTGCCCGTGAGGGTGGGGCCGACTTTTCGCAGCTCCATCACCTGCGTCTCGGTCAGCAGGGCGGCCACCTTGTCCGCGATCATGTAACAGTGGCGCAGAAATTCTGTTTCGTCCATCTGGTTGAGAGTTTTCATTGTTCCACTCCTTATGCTGCCGCGTCTTCGCTTACAAAGAACTCCATTGGGACGGTCTCGTCGCCCATGCGGACACAGCCCGTCAGGGTGACGGAAACATTGCCCTTGCCCTTGTCGGTTGTCTTGAGAGACAGGCCGCCCGTGCTGATTGCGTTGTCAAGCCGAACAGCCACATAACCGCCACCGATGAGGTCGCCCACAAACCAAATGGTTTTGAAGTCGCCCGTGGTCTTGTCGGTTTTGAACGTCATGCGGGGTGTTACCTTGCCCCCGGCCACGTCCGCTGCGCCCAGCGCCATGCGGATGACCTCTGCGGAGGTATTCAGCGCGGTGAAGGCCAGCGTGCAGTCGTAGTCCTCAATTTCCATGAGCTCCACGGTGTTCTTCTGGCAGTTGTCCACATCTTCGCCCAGGTCGGTGATGTTGGGGGTGCAGGTGGCGGTGATGCCGCCAGTGGTTGCGCAGATGATGTCGGCATCAGCGACGGCGGTCTGGCCCTCAGTGTCGAACTTGTTCAGCACAAGGCCCGCGTTGATCTGCATGGACTTGAATGCTTCTGCGGAAATTTTGGTAAATTTTCTTCCCATAATTCTCCTTACTCGCATAGCTGCGTGATCTCAAAATTCAGGTACTCGCACAAATAGCCCTCGGGCGGGTTGTCCATCGGCTGGGCCCACGGGGTGCCTTTGCGCAAAAGAATAGCGCCGCCCTCGCACGGCACGGTCAAACCGCCTGCAAGGGCTGCGCTAATTTGGTCTTCTGTCTGTAAGATGGGTAAACGCCCTGCGCTGCTTGGATACCACAAGCGGCCATGAAACGACGCTTCCTCGTTCCAGCCGCCGGGGACGGCGGGCTTGTAGGTCAGGTAGGGCAGGGAAGCGGCGGGCGGGATGTTGTCTTCCAGATAGCCCGGGATGCCAAATCCGTTGAAAAAAGCGTTCAGTGCCCGGTTGATGCTCTCAGACGGTCCCATTACGGCAGCACCGCCTTTTTGCACTTGACGGCCCGCAGCCCCATGCCGGATTCCGGCGGGGCTTTGGCTTCGTCTGCTGTGCTGGTGATCTGGAAGGTCTGGCCGTCGCGCACACGCTTGATGTAGTCCGGGAAGGCCAGCGGCACGCCTGTGTTGACCAGCAGGGTATAGGTGGAGGCGGTGTCAGCCTGCTCCGCCACCTGAGCTTCCACGGTAGTGTCGTGGCGCTCCACGGCCTCAAACTCGGGGCCGTCCTTCCAGCCGGACACAAAGCCGCCCACGCCGTCCGGCTCATAGCTGCGGGTCTGAAAACGGTATTTTTGGGTAAAGCTCTGCATCACGGTGGATGCAGTGAACGCGTTGACCATGTCACATCTTCCTCCACTGATTGATCTCGGATTTATAGCGGGTTTTGCCGTCGGCGGGCAGCCCGTCCGCGCCTGTAGCCATTGTGCCGGACCACCCGGCAAAGGACTGGGACACATACACGCCGCCGGACGGGATCGCCTTGTCGTATGCGTCGATTTTTTCAGCCAGCGCCACAAAATCAGGCGGCACGCGCATGGGCTGCACCGTGCCGGTGAATGTCTCAGCGGTCAGATCGCCGTCCCCGGCCTTGTGCACGCCATCATTGAAGATGGATCCGCACACGAGGAAATACTGCCCCGGCACTACCCCGGCGGGCACGGTGTCCGGCTCAAAGGCAAACTCCCCGGCAACGGGGTCATCTGCCCGGTCAAAAAAATTGTGCGTGTGAACGCACAGCTCGGGGACGGTCATGCAAAGTCACCCCCCTTGCAGGTTAGACCGATTCACCCGGGGTAATGGTCTGGACAGAGATGCCGTCCAGGTACTCAGCAAACAGAGTCACGCCGGTGATGGCGAAGCTCTCAGAGACGGCGGTGGTGTAGTTGCCCTGGGTGTGGAAGCCAATCAGGTTGCTGGCCTCGCCCGCGGTGGTGTACACCAGCCCAGCTTTTGCGTAGTCGCTGTCGGAGGGGTCAACGTAGTACATCACGATGTTGTCCACGGGGGTGGCAATGACCTTGCCCTTTGCGATCTCGCCGTCAGACAGCAGGAAGATGGTGTTGTAGCCCATGAAATCCTTGATGTACTGGAAGCCGTACTGGTTCTGGATGGTGATCGGGGCGGTGCCCAGGTACTCCGCCACGTCCAGGACGTTGGCAAAGCCCACAACGCCGGTGACGGTGCGGTGCATATTCTTGAACTTGTTCTCCACGCTGCCCTTTGCCATGGCCAGAGCCATCTGGAAGGTCTTGGGGGTGCCCTTCAGGCTGCCGGTGTTCAGGTACTTGTAGAACTTGTCCGTGACCTTTGCGGTCAGGTCGAACAGGAACTCGTCATCGGTCTTCTGCACGGCCACATCATAGCCATAGTTCTGGATTGCCTCCAGGGAGACGGCCTTGGCGTACTTTTCGATTGTGATCTTGCCGTAGTCCTTCTCCTTGACGGTGTACTGGCTGTAGGGGATCTCCTCGCCCTCTGCTACGGTGCCGCTCTGCAGGGTGCCCTGGGCGTACTTGCTTTTCAGCACGGTGCCGGGCTGCATCCGAATGGGGCGCATGATGCCCATGATCTCCCGCAGGTGCTCCCAGTTGCGCTGGAAGCGTGTCACAAAGTCGATTTCCCGAGGGTTGACGGTGATCTCGGTAGTGGTGATCAGATTGGTCTTTGCTGCCATGTGTTAGTCCTTTCCGCCGCCTGTAAACAGGTCGGCATTTGCTGCAATGGCCGCCTGGCGCTCTCCGGCGTCCTTGATTGCAAAAATTTGGTCTTTGGTCATTTTGGAGCCGGTGTTGGTGGGCGGTGTGTCCACCTTTGCGCCGGTGGTGGTCGTAGTGCCTACGAAGTCGCTCCAATCAGCTTTCAGGCTGTCGGTGTGCTTCTTGGCGTCCTTGACCTCGCCCTTATCATCCAGCTCCAGCTTGTCGATATCCTCGCCAGACAGCCGCACGACCCGATCAGCATACTTGTCCAGCACCCCGGCAGACTTCAGCAACTCCCGGAACTTGGCTTCCTTGGCTGCGTGGGTGTCCTTCTGGGTCTGCTGGGCTTTGTAGTCGGTCAGCGCCTTTTCAGCGGCCTGCTTGCCGCTGCTGGCTGCGTCGCGGTCCTTTTCGGCTTTGGCGAGGGCTGCGTTCTTCTCATCGAGCTGGTTCTGCAAGGTGTCCGTTTCCTCATGCAGCACGTCCAGAATTTTCTTGAGCTTGCCGCTGGTGTCGGTCGTTTCATCTTCCAGAATCGCCCGGAGAGTCTTGCGTTCGAGTGCCATGTGATCGTCCTTTCTGCCCTTGCTCGGGCTGCCATGCTTGGCAATAGGTTATTTGCCGGACGTGCTGCCGGTGTGGTGCCGCTTGCAGGGGTCGAACCTGCAACTACCCGGTTATGAGCCAGGAGCACTGCCAGTTGTGCGAAAGCGGCATAAAAAAGCGGCTGACGCTGTGCGCCAACCGCTGAGTATTAATTTGATTTCTGAGAATCTACAATAATAACGCGATTCCCTTTTCCATACGCATTATCGCAAAGTTCCTGAAGATGTTCTCTTGCTTTCTGCATTTCAACAAAAAGAATCCGTTCTTTTGTCTCCTGCTGGTAATATGGAGAAAGGTCAACGCGTGGGTTGCTGTTCTGTTCAAACATTTCTTGAAGTTTTTTGAGGTCTTCAAACGTAAGTCCTTCAACCATAGCGGTGTAAACAATGTTATCCATGTTTTTTATCCACCTTTTCAAAAAGCTCGTCCAACGCTTCTTTTGCAAACTTTTCTTCTTTTGCGGCTGCAATCTCCGCAAATTTGTTCATTGTATGAAGATATGCACTCACAATTTCCAGTTCTTCCTTTGAAAGGTGCTCTCTAAGAACCTTATCCACTTTTACGGCGACTTTATAGGTTTCTTCATCGTCATAGTCGTAAATGCTCATGTTTAATCCTCCTTGTTCGCTTCTTCCACTGCGATCTCTCGCAGCTCGTCAATGTGATTCTCCACCGCCGGGCGGAGGAACGGGCGTGGGGCCATGCCCCGGGTAAAGTGCCACTTGCCGTTAAAGTCCTGCCAGACCCACGGCGTTTTGCGTCCGTTGCCCTTCTCGGCAAAGATGCCAGTGCCCAGCTCAACATCAAAATGTTATCGTAAAGGCTTTTTATCCTTTACCTCTTACAGTTTGCTATCCTGTAAGTTCGGCGTACATTATCATCCTTTGCAGGATGTCGGGCACTCTTGGAGGTGTTATTGCTCTCTTATCGCTCAACCTCTACGCTCTACGATGGCTGATGATGATTCAGCTTATCTCGGAATTGCCCATCAATTAAACAGGTCATCTATACTTTCAAAGCCGTTATTGTGGTATCTTTCCAATATCGTCCCATATTCCAAATCAAAAATTTCGCACCATTCTTTAAGTGTTCTTTTTGAGTTGCCAATTTGGATTACAACATTAGATTGCCTATTTCGACTTTGTTCTTCCATTGTGGCCCAACGGCAATTACTCGGTTCATAATTTCCGTTGTTGTCAATTCTGTCTATTGTAAGGTTTTCAGAATATCCATTCTCCATTGCCCATGAATAAAAAGCACTAAAGTTATCTTTCCATTCATCACATATCGTTATGCCACGCCCACCCCATCTATAATAGCTTGGGCTGTGAACATTATAGCAGCGGTCTTTCATTCCACGCCATATATGGTATATACGAGTGCCGCTCATTTTGTGACTGTGATGTTTTGTAAGATTGATTTTTTCTTGTGCCTTTTTCATGCAGCCGCATGAACGAATAGCGCCACTTTGCAAGCTGTCAGAGCGAACGACTTTTATGTTCCCACAATCGCACTGACAAACCCAGTATGTTTTCCGGCTATTGGTGTCTTGCAAGCCGATAACCGTCAGCATACCGAACTTTTTTCCTGTTAAGTCTTTGATTTTCTTTCTGTCTTTCATTGTTCCAACCTCCTAATGTAATTATATCACATTTTCGAGTTGGGAACAAGAGGGATTTTCCGATATTGCCCGATTTTCGATATGTGTTACCACATAAAGGTGCATGTATGTTTACACAGAATAAGCTAGGTTGCTGCCGATGGCCACGGTCTTTTTTGCGAGGTCTACGGCGTAGGTCAGGGACGCTTTCAGCGCACCGCCCACGTAGCCCTCAATGCCCGTGCTGTCTGCCGTGCCGGTTGGCACAAGCATCTGGGCGTAGTCCTGTACTTTCATGCCCCAGTTGGTCAGCACCCGCTCTGCCCACGAGTCCAGCGCCTCATGCAGCTGCGGTGTGTTGTCGGTGAATTTGATGTCGTATTCAAATTTCATGGCTCACTTTTTCTTCTTTCGCCTTGTTGTTCCGCCCTCTTTGCGAGTTTTAATCACTCGTTCAGTTGAAACATTTTTGGGATTAAGTGACCCTGTATCAATATGGACAAGCTTTCCATTTTGAAAAAAGAGCACATTTTCTCTGTGTGCAACAGTTTCAATTGTGTCATAATAGGCATTCATTCTGCCCATTCTGTAATGCTCTCTGGTCTTTTTTGCATCATAGGAAATATTGATTTGGTCTTCGCGTGTTTTTGTGATTTTTACGTTGTCCAAAGAATCCCAGCGCTTTTTTATGACTTGGTCTATATATCCTTGGGTCGTTTCTCTTTCCTTTTTTGTAATTTTGAATCCGCCGCCCGCTCTCGCGGAGCTTCCAGAACCTCTTTTACTCACGGTAGTGCCTCCTTTCGTATTGAAATGGCTTGATTTTGGTCACGTTCCAGTCAAACTCCGCCGGGCATTTGCCATACCACAAAATGCCGCTTGGCTGCAGCACTTCCAGCGCCTTGCGGCAGTGTTTGGCAAAGCACTCTGCTTCGTGTGGGTCAGATTGTGTGCCGTGGCTCGAAATGCTCACAATGGCGTTTCTAGGCTCTCCGTCAAAGCACCAGTCATAACTTTGCTCTCCGCACCAGCAAAGCGTTGGAATGACGTGGATGCCGTGCGCCTGCCAGTATGCCGCCAGCCAGTGCTTTTTGTAGTGCATGAAAAGCTGCACCGCAAGCGGCATATCGCTGTAAAGCGAAAAATCCGGCGAACATACCGCGCCAAACTGCTGCAAAAGCGGAATGTATTTGTCAGGGTTGTTCCAGAATCGTTCAAACTGGTAATCGTCTTTGTAAAAATGCACGCCTTTTGTGGCCTTTTCTTTGGCGGTCAGCGCATAATTGACCGGGATCCATTCCAGCTTGTCAATGCGGATGTCCGTTTCCGGCTTGATGATAGGAATATGGAACCTCCCTTCGCCCGGAAAAATCATCTTTTCGGTGTTTTCCATCGGCAGAATCACGGTTCATCCCTCGGTTCTCGCTTTTTCTTTAAGATGCGACCGCACTCAGGGCAGAAATTCAGCGGCCCGGCCCGGTGAGTAATAACGCCGCGCACGCCCATGTGTTTCCGGTGCTTTTTGGTGATGAGGCTTACTTGGTAGGTGGTATATAAATCAGGATCATCTTTTGGCTCGTGTTCTTTCCACCACTTGAGCCGCTCGCAAAATTTGCAAGGCTTCTTCTCATCCATGCTTTGCAGCCTCCTTTCTGCGTTTTCTCTCTTCCGCCCACCACATTTGCTCTTTCTCTTTGCCGCCCTTGGATTTATACCACTCGGTGTAATCCATGACGGGGGCGGTCTCTTTGGTCACATTGTCCCTCTGCATGGCGTTCTGCCGGGGATACTTGCCCAAGGCAGAGGACAACACACAGCGGCAGTGGTAGACCATCTCCGGCGCTGCGTTGGGGTCGCCGGGGCGCTGAATTTCGTAACCCATGACCTTGAACGGCTCGTCAAGCTCTGCTGTCTGCTGGTCAAGCAGGCGGTGCATTTCACGGGTGCGGTAGTCGTGGGTAGAGTTCCAGCGCTTTTTGACCTCGATGCCCAAAGCCTGGGCGTTGTGCATCTGCTGCAAAGCCCCGGCGTTCTGGGCGCTGGTAAGGGCCGTGATGGCGTTGTTCATGGCCCAGTGGATCTCCGTGTCGGCCATGCCGTTGACGGCCTGCACGGCGATGTCGTGGACGCTCTTGCCCTGCACAATGCCCTGCATGACGTAGCGATTGAACACCCGGGCATCATAGGTGCGGTTGCTCTCGCTCTTGATGCGCTTGTTGGGCACCATGCGGGGGTTCTCCTTCAGCAGGAGCTTGACCGCTTCGGTGTTGTACAGGGTCAGCCCGAACGTCACGCCTGCGGCCTGTTCCAGCTCGTAGAAGGCCCAGTTTGCGCCAAAGGAAAAGATGTTGTATTGCTCGTCCCGGGCCAGCTTGTAGGCCGTCTCTTGGGCTGTGGTGCAGGTCTGGGTGATGCCGTCAAGCTTGGCGTGCATCAAATCGGACTGAAAGACCTGATTTTGCAACCAGATGCGGTAATCATCCTCTGTAATCTCGCCTGCATCCAGCTGTGCCCGTTTGCGCTCGTCCAGCGCTTTGTACTTTGCCAGAAACTCGGTAAGCTGCTCCTGCATCTCCCGGCGGGCAGTGCCGTACACCCGGAGGATGCGGCGGCGCAGGCGGTTCAGCTGGCGGGTAGAGATGCGGTCACGGTCAGAAATCACGTTTCATCACCGTCTCCCTCCCCCTCGCCCACGGTCTCCCGTGTTGCGCTCTCCGCCATCAGCGCGGCCTTTGCCTGCTCCTTTTGTTCCGGGGTCAGGTTGGGCAGCAGATCAATGGCCATGTCCTGCCCGATGATCGGCGCCTCAGAAATCACCATGCTGACCTGCTCAGCTGTGTTGGTGATCTTGCTGCGGGTAAAAATCGGGGACACGTCGCCCAACCCAGCCAGCTTGCAAATCTGCTGAATAAAGGGCGTGAGTTGCGCCTCGAAATCATCCGCGTTGTGATTCAGTGGTTCATAGGCTGCGTCCAGATGGTCGTTTGTGCTATCTGCGCTTACACAATGCACGTCCAGCCCGCCAAAGTCCTCATAAGACCGGCTGTGCAGCAGGTCAAGCAACGTACTCCGGGCCGTTACGGGGATTTCGGTGGTGTAGGGCTGCACCTTGCCGCCATCGCTGGTGTCAGCGTTGGCGACGTGGTAGAGGTTGAGTTGCTGTAAAAAGCCTTGCAGCTCGTCCTGCGTCATTCCGCCGAAGTTTTCGCACAGCCAATAAATCTGCGCACAGTCCTGCAAATCGTTACAAAAGCCGGACATGACAAGGTCTGTGTTGTCGATGTAAGCTTTAAGTCCAACAAGCGTACTCTGGTGCAGGTCTGAGCCCCACAGCGGTACAATGGGCAGGGCGCCGTAATTGTCCTCTGTGACAGACTCTTCGCCGCCCACGTTGGTTGTAATCGTGGTCTTGAGGTATCCACGCTTTGCCACAGCCTCTTGCAGCGGGTATGCGCCACGCGCCTGAGACTTGTACTCGGTGTATCCGTCTTCTTCGTACAGCACCACTTTTGTTGCCGTGTCCGGGTTTAGCTGCCAGTACCGTACAGCCGCCCGCAGCGTGCCGGTGTCCTCGTCATAGAGCGGGGCAAGCTCGGTCAGCTTAAACACGTCCAGATGGTCGTAATTCCAAAATCCAAAGCTTTCGCCGTGGATGAGGGCAAAATACCCAGCCTTAAAGACCCGCTCGTCGAAGGTTGCGCCCAGCTTTTGCTTGTCAGTGCCATCGGCGAATGTGACGCCGTTGCCCAGCGAGTACGCCGCGCGCTGCTTGTTGAGCCGCCGGAACAGGTTGCTTTTGACCATATCCGGCCTCATGATGTCCCGGGTGTTGTTTGTAGCCCGCTTTAGCATCTCTGCATAGGATGCGGCGAACTGCTCTGCGCCCGGGTTTTTCTGCCGGTCGTATAAATCAGCAGCCAGCGCGCCCGTCCTGCCCGCCACCTGCGGGGAAGATTTGTGCTGCTGGATGAAATCCCACAGAAAATCTGTGAGCCGCCCTTCCTGCTGGGCCTGCTGGAATGTCTGAAACGTAAATGTAGCCACTTTTTATCCTCCGGCCCGCTTGACAAGGCGCTTCGTGCGTACAAAATACCGGATAGAGTCCATACAGTGGTCGTTTTCCTTGATGACCACATCTTCTCTGTCCGGATCCCATGCGTAAACGCCAAACTCCTGTATGGTGCGTTTACACTCTCTGTATATTTTTAATCTGCCGGTTTGGAGCATCGTCTGAACGTCCAGAATGCCGCTCAGAACGTCGTTGTTTGCCGCCTGAATCGGGAGCCCGTTTTGCTTTAGCTCTGTGATAAGCGGCAGTGCAGACGGGTCAACGATGACCTTTTCTGGCTTTGTGCCGTTTAGCCATCGCTTGAGGTCTGCAACATACTCGCCCACGGTCTTCTGGCGTTTCTGTTCGCGCCCGCTGTAGTAATACTCGCGGGTCTCTATCCATGTGCCGGTGTCCGACTGCATTTGGAACAGCAAAAAAACCGTTGCGTTTTGCGTACCGAAGTCGCATGCCACATACGCGCCCTTTGGTGACAGCTCCGGCAGCTTGTCAATGATATGCTTTTGTCGGTCGAACATATCGTAGACAAGGCCCTCGGCCACCGTCCACAGGCCCAGAATGAAACGCTGGTAGAAAACGCCGCTGTACTGGCTGCGGTAGCGCTCTTTGATGTCCTCGGCAAGTGACAGGTTGTCGTCCATCGTGAAATGGAGATACATCATCCTGCGGGAGCGGCACTTGCGCACCCACTCGATATAAAACCAGTGCTGTGGGCTGCCCGGGTTGCAGTTGAACCAGAACTTTGACCCGGTGACAGAGCAACGGGCTGTGGCCTGATTGACGAAGCTTTGCGGCATCAGGGCCACCTCGTCGAAGAATGCGCCCGCAAGGGTGATACCCTGAATCAGGTCCTGACTGCTCTCGTCCTTGCCGCCGAAAAAATAAAACTCGTTGGTTCTTCCGCCCTTGCTGACGGTCATGCAGTTTTCTGCCCGATGCTCCTTGACGTTGTAGCCACGGGCTGCAAGCTGCTGTTTGAGCGTCCCCAGCACGTTACGCCGGAAGCTGGCAATGGTCTTGCCACACATGGCAAACTGCTGGCCGCTGTAGCAGGTCATGGCCCACTGAACGAACGAAAAGCTCATGGCAAAGGTCTTGCCCGAGCGAATAGCGCCATCGGCAATGATGCCGTTGTAGCCGCTGTATGCGCTCTGCGGTGTCCACCAGCAAAGAACCATCTTTTGCCGCTGGCTGAGGGCTTTCCAGCGAAAACCGTTACTTTTCCGCATGGTCATCCTCTTCCTCTGGCAGCATCTCCACGTCATCCGGCGGGCTGACATCTGCGGCAGCATTCAATGCCTTTATCAAACCATCATCGTGACGCTCTTCCTGCTCCGCTTCTTTCGGCTTATCGTTCCAACCAAAATTAACTTGCAGGCTGAATCTTGCGCCGCCGTTTCCGTCACGATCATAGAGCCGTTCTTCGGCGTATCTCTCGCATCGAAGCTTCGCGCGCGTTATCGTGTCAGAAAACTCGGGCTTGCCTTGATAGTCAATCAAAGATTGCCGAGACTTAAATCCCAACGCCAAAGCTAGACCGGTGACCGTTTCTGGACGTTCGTCGATTTTTATCACGTTTCCGTATTTGTCCAAAACAGGCTTTCCGGTTTCGTCTTCTAGGACGCTCCCTTCGCAGCTTTTGAAGAACTCTTCGATTTTTTTCTCAAGTTCTTCTTTGCTCTCAAAGACGGGCGGTCTGCCTATCCTTTTGTTTTTGCTGTAGGCCACCGCCACCACCTCTCTAAACTCATGCAAAAGAAAAACCGCCCGGAAATCCGAACGGTCAAAATATCGAATGTGCCGCCAGCCGGATTCGAACCGGCACCCACGGAATGGATGTGCGCAGTGGTTGGCTGTGCAGTGATGTTCCCGTGGTGTCACCACCGTTGTCCCGCCTTAAATGGGCGGCGCTCTGCCTATTGAGCTATGACGGCATATAATAAGAGGCTTTGCTTGTCGGGTGCAAAGCCTCTGCGTCCAGAACTTTCGCGGCTGGATGCCCCGCTATTGCACTCCCCGCTCTCGTCAGATCATGCAAGCACTCCCGGCAGGACTCGAACCTGCAACATGCGGTTTTGGAGACCGCCGCTCTACCACTTGAGCTACCGGAGTATAAAACACCGCCCTTGGACTCGAACCAGCCAGCAATATCTCAGCTGACACGCGCTCCAGACTGCGCTCAGGCGGCCATATAAAACAGCCCCGGTTCTTCGCCAGGGCTGTTGTTTGACGCACATCCCGTCGGGAAGTCTACCCACACCCTCAGGGATTCAAAGCTTTCTCTCGTGGCACGGGAGGTTAAGCGTGCAGCTTTGTGGGGGATGAGTCCATGCGCCATACGGTGCGAGGTTACGGAGTCGAACCGTTCCACAAAACTGCTAGCCCCGTTATGTGGCTTCCCAAACCTCGCATAGAAGCAGCCCGCAAAACGGTGAAGGAGAACAGGAAAGCATGAAAACCTGTCACAAGGAAGGGACCGTTCTGGAGGCTGCGTGGCAAGCGGCTACCGCTTAGCGCTGAACCGCTTATTAGAATTTTACATCTAAGCTTACAGACTTGAAAAGAGCTGACCCCTGCCAAAATCACGCTGTGTTTTCTTGTGCATGTTGTACACTTTGCACGTCAGAAAACTCGTCCCATATCTCAGCCAGGGCCATGCATCCGCGTTTGATTCTCCGGTAGACCACATCTGCCCCGCACACGCCGACTTCTTTTGCAATTTCCTTGTGAGACTTGCCTATGACATAGTGCTCGCAAATCGCTTCGGCGCATTCCGGCTCGGCTATCAGGCAGTATGCCCTCCGGGTGGCCTCGACACGCAGATTGCACAGGTCCGTCTCCATCCTCTGAAGCTGTCGGCGCTCGGTGTCCAGCTGCTCTACAGCAAAGCCAACCTTGTCCCAATTGCCACCACCCGCAGGCATCCCGCTCAGGCTCTGGGTGCATTTTTCTGCCACGTCCCGGATACGTTGTATTTTTTGCTTCTGGACTTCGATAGCTGCCGCAAGGTCGCGGCACTGTTGAAACCACGCCTTGACGGTTCGGTAGTCCACGCCGCCGTCCGGCTTTGGCGTGTCAGCGTCAGTCGTCCTCGTGTTCACCATGTATCATCCTCCCTTACGTCATGTAGTCCTCAAACCGTTTTACAGACTTGAAGATAATCTTGTTGTTGCACCATCTTTGCAAGCGCCGAATCTCTTTCGGTGCAGATGGCTTGTTATAAATCATCACATATGGGTCATAGCCCAGATCGCGAAGTGTGTAGATGCGATACAGGTCTTGTTCTAATGTGCTGTTGAAGTTCGTTAGACAGTAAACCATGCCAATGTTTGACTTGCGCCGAAATCCTTTTGCAAAGTCTTCAAACTTTCCTTCCAAGTCGTCATTTGGGTTATCCCATGCAAAATGTAGCGTACCAATACGCATCTTGTTGATGTCCTCAATGTCTGCTTGATTCAACAAGCGAATGTCCAGACCTTGCGTGAAGTCGATTTTGGCGTGGGTATCAATGTACTGCTGCATAAGGTCACGCTTATCTTTGCAAGCTGTGATGTTTGGGTCTAAAACCTTGATTTCGTCCTGACCGCACCAAAAGTCGCTTACATCCGCCACTTTTACGGCACATCTTCCCTCTTTTGCTGCAACATGGCAGAAGGAACATCCTCTTGGGCATCCCCGGCTTGTCATGCTGACTGCAAACTGGAACTGTGGGTAAATGCTGTAATCGGGAAAAGACTTTTCGATTTCAGGCGGCAAATCAACGTCTTTTGATTTATCGAATATTTCTTTGCCGTCCACTGTGCGGATTGCGTATCCTGTGCCGCCTTTAATCACCTTGTCAGCGTTCAAGGGTTCCGGCACGTCAGGGCTGTACACGTCTGAAAAAATCTTGCTCATGTACACGATGTCATAGTGGATAAAATCACTCCACCACCATTCAACATCATCTCCCTTTGCCTTGTGATAGCTCGAAATCCGCATCAATGCAAGGTTTGGAAAGTTATGCCCGTCTACGTCAACCAATCCGATCTTCATGTTGCACATTCCATTTCTTCAATCTCAATTTCAACCCTTGGGGTCTTCCGATCAAGCTCCACCCGGCTGCCATCGTGGGCGGCCACGATCTGGCTGTTATCGTCCGCCAGCACCCTGGCCTTTACCAGAATGTCGGTTGTAGCCTCTATGAGGTTTGCAAGGTCAACCTTGCGCCGGGTGGCCATGTAGTACACACACCGCACGTTCACGCGGGCTGTGATGGGGTTGTAAGGCCGCTTGATCTGCCACAGGCACTTTTCCTGATACTGCATGAATGCCTCGCTGGGGGCCACAATGCGGCGGTTTGCGTGGGCCTTGAGGATACGGGCGGAGTTTTTCTTTGTGCGGGGGTCGCCGTAAAGGATAATTTTCATTTGCCATCCTCCACATAGCCCCAACTCTGAGGCGGGTGGGTGATCTCCACGGGCTCCATGCCAAACCTGGTATTTCGCAAGCCGGTGAGCTCCTGGAGCTTCCGGGGCCTGTCGTAAATCCTGAGATCAGAAATGTGCCAGCCATACAAGTCTTTCAAATCTGCATAACTCAGTCCGGACTTCCATCCGGCATAGTCTTTGACTTGCGGTACTGTGAGACAGCTTCCAGCAATTGCAGATTCGATATCTTCTTTGACGACACAGTATTCAGGGCCAATGCGTCGGATGTCATCGCAAATGAACTCTCCAATGACACATCCCCTTTTTTCTGGCCAGCCGCCACGGTTCCACGCGGCCACATCCCGGTTGAGGACATCCATAAATAGGCTGTCGCTCCCGGCCAAAGTGCAGTATATGTAGCACTTGAAGGGAGGTTCCAGCTTCGGCCTGGTCTTGCGAATTTCTACGGTCTTTTCGCCGCCGAGAATCTTCTCGCACCATTCAGGCTTGACACTCATCAATACAGCTTTCACGCTCGCACCTCCAATCAGTAATACTCGATCTCCACCAGTGAGGTGGATACCAGCTCAAAGCGGCCATCTGACCGAGGGATACGGAGCAGCTGATACTCACGCTCAGCAAAAGATATCTCTCCCTTCCTGCATCCGTTGGAAGGTTTCCTCGTAGGAGTAGACCTTCGCCGGGACGAACTGCATTGTGTTTGCATCCGCCAGCATCACAACGTCCTCATGCTTTTCGATCAGCTGGCGAAGCTCTTTCATGTAGGCTACAAGCCCACAGGCATCCGAATACGAAACGCCGCGGCTCATCAGCTGCTTGATAAACCGTTTCTGTGTCATACAATCACCCCCATTGTTCTGACATTGCTTTTGCAATGCCGGGAAACGTTTTTGCTCGATTTTTTGCACGGTTAGCGGTAAACATGCCCTTGCTGCGTTCATCGTGCTTGTGTGCATATGAGCCGGACGGGCACCATGTAGCCTCAGGCTCCACGATATCGGTCGGAAGCAAAGTCGGAAGTCCCTTCAGCCAAAGGCATGTTTTCTTGCTGTAGGGGTGTCCATACTCATACGGCTGTATGGCCTGTGTATATGGCGGCAAACAAAAAACTCTGCTCGGTATAGGATTCTCTACGCAAATTTTCGGGACGTCTGCCCACCAAAACCGCATGAACAAATCGCGGCCCTGAATTCCGAGCATCACGCGATCAGCCTGAAGCTGGTGTCCCTTCCAGAGATGCCTTGCTCCGGCGTTGCTCAGATATGTGCAAGGCGGGTGTGCAATGAGCAAGTCCCACTTTCCTACATCATGCTCTACGCCGTCCATTGTCACGATTCGCCCCCCCTTCAAGAGCCTTCAAAGCATCTCCCAGAATATGCCACTCAGGGTGTCCGCCGGACGGCTCCTGAATGTCACAGGAATAAGCTTCGTGCCCACGAGCCCGGAACGCTTTGCATACTTCCTGCGATTCCTCACAGGCAATTAACACTTTCATGCGCTTCTCTCCCTTGATGGTTTCTGCGGGTACTGCCACTCCACCACATGGCGAATGGTGCCGCCATAGTCAGGGTTCAACCAGCCGTCAAAGCCGTAGCAGTCCTTCATGTAGACACCGACCTTGTAGCCTTCCTCTTCCGTGTACAAGAGAAGCTGTTCGCTCACGTCGCACTCAAGAGTGCCCTCGCATTTATTCTCGTCCACCTCGTGGTGCAGCAGCGGGATCTCACTGGCCGGGTGCCATTTCAGGCAGGTGCACTCATGCTGTACCGTTGGGGCGGCAGAAAGCGTTCCAATGACCATGTCAATAACTTTGGCACGATCTTTTCCGGAAACCGGTGCGCCCAAAAGGCAGGATTTTATCGTTTCAAGCTCGTTCAAGAATGCGTTTGCGTCAATCAGACGTACATCAGCCATGTGTCAAAACCTCCGTTCTCTTGACATGGATGTCCCGGTACTCCGGGTAGTGGTCGCCCGCCATCTGGCAGGCGTGAAATTCTGCGGCCTGCTGGCTGCTGGCGGTCAGACGGTAGGTCAGGGCCGCGTCTCCTACCGGGCTGCTGCACAGCACAACAACATGATATTTAGGCACTCTTTGCCTCTCCTTTCTTGCGCAAAGGCCTGCGATTTGCAGCGTTTTTGAGGAAATCGGGGGCTTTTGCTGCATCTTCTGGGGGACGTGTGACCAGTTTGTCTCGCCCCGCCCCGATGGGGTTCGTCTTACGGTACTCTTCCACAGACGTGCAGCCCTGCCGGGCGGCTTCTGCCAGTGCCTTGCGGACATAGGCCCAGCTGTGGCCGCCCAGATCCTCGCACTTGCGGATGATCTCGGTCACAAGGTCAGCACCCAGGCGCTCAACGTAAACGGGCAGCTCTTTCTTGCCTGTTTCGCTCAGCTTTCCGATACGGCCCCGGAACTCTTCAAAAACAATGGTCGTCGTCAAGTCGTCTCGCGCATCCGCGCGCGTGTCGGAGTCTACGATAGTAGACGACGACTGTACTTTGTACTTTGTACTTTGACCTTTGTACTTTGGTGTGCATTTGGTTTCTGCCGGTTTCTCCGGAAAACCATTTGGTTTCTCTCGGTTTTCTGCAATAACCATTTGGTTTTTCTCGGTTTTCTTGGGTCTGCCGCCTTTACTGCCGGATTCTCTATGAGACAAAACGGAACGTTGATACGTTTTAATATTCTCATCCATGAACGGGCGAAGCGATTCAAAAGCCATCTGTTCCAGAGGTTCCAGTCCATCCGGTTCCTCTCCGTGCTCCACATACCGCCGCATCTTGGTGATGGTATTTTTGTACTGCTCAGGCGGAAGAATGTCCAAAATCACAAATTTGTCGAATGGAATCATCAACGCTTTCGGCCTGATTTCATCGTCCACGGTGCACCTCCTTCCTTACACGCCCGTATAGCCAGATAGCACAGCTGGGAGGTCAGAACGGGAGATCGCCGTCGTCTGTGATCTCTGCGAAATCATCCGCGGAACCCTGCGAGAAGTTCTGTGCCGCCTGCGGGGCGCTGTAAGAGGATTTTGCTTCGGAAGTATAACTTTCCGTCTGCTGGTCGAAATCACGCACAGCGGGCTTGTCTGCCGCCTTTGGGCCGCAAAAGCTGACATTGTTTGCAAGAACCTCCACCTTCGTGCGGTTGCTGCCCTGCTTGTCCTGATACGAGCGGGTCTGAATGCTACCGTCAATGGCGATCATGCTGCCCTTCTGGAAGTACTTGCAGATAAACTCTGCCGTCTGCCGCCAGGCAACGATATCGATGAAATCGGCCTTGCGATCCTCGCCCTTCTGGGTGTATGTACGGTCAACCGCAATGCTGAAGCTGCACACGCTGGTGCCGTTCTGGGTGGTCTTCAGCTCCGGGGTATGGGTCAGGCGGCCCATCAATGCTACGATGTTAAGCATGCGTCAATCCTCCATCTTCTTTCGGCTGCTTTTTGGCGCATTCCATGCACAGGATACGCCCGTATTTTTTCTTACTCCGGTCAGCTGCCTGCTGGGCAGTGACCTTTTCGCCCTTGTAAGTGAACCCTTCCACGGGCTTCCCACAGCTGGCGCAGGTTGGCTTTGCCGGGGACGGTGCTGTGGGCCTGTCGTACTTGGTCGTATCTTTCTCCCAGTAAACATCTGCGCCAATGCCCAGGGCCTTGCAGGCCACGCTCTGCGCGTCCGTGTAGGCCTTTTTATAGGCATCGTCATCCGTGCGCTTGCCGCCTTTTTCTGTGGAGATCAGCATCGAGCCGCCCACGCCGGGAATCGGGGCGCTCCATTCTTTCTTTTCCCCGCTCTCATCGAGCTGCCGAATGTAAAGATTGGTGCAGCAGTGCACCACGATCTCTCCGTTTACTCCGGGCTTTTCCTCAAAGATGGGCGGATCGAACCGCCAGCCAATGCCAGCGGGACCGAAAAGCTCGGTCAGCTTCTTGACCCTCCACATGGGATTGATGTCCGTCATACCCTGCAGGCGGCCGCCGCCGATCGACTTCCGCGCTTCCTTGGGCACGCCACGGGCGCTTTCATAAATGGTCATTTTGTCCATGTTTGTACTCTACCTCTTTGCATCCGTGCTTCCGGCACATGCTCTCCAGTTCAGCGTAAGAGCTGTTGTATGCTGTCTCTGCACCGTATGCCAGGTCCTTGATCAATCCGAAGCAGTCCGACTGTGACAGTACGATCTCCACCGCATAGACTGCGCGGCCCAATGCTCTGGCCGCTTCCTGGCAGATGTGCACATAATCAGCCTGATCCTCACCCGAGTATTCCCTGTCCGGGTGAAGTCTCATATACGACTGCCCACCGGCAACTGCCTTCTGAATCGTGCCGCAGCACCGGGATGCATCGCCCAGCTTTGCCAGAGCGTCCAGAATCAGCGCCAGCTTCCACTCCGGCACATTGGCCGCATAATTCAGGCAGATTTCTTTTTTTTCATCACACTGCATAAGGATCACCTCATAGATACCGGCTGCCCGGAATCGTCCATGACACGGTATGTGAGCGCTGGGTCGGTCTTTTTGAGCTGATCTGCATACTGTTCCGCGTCCTGCACACACCGGAAAGGGATCTCGTTCAGAAAGACCATATCCGCCCCATAGATCTGAACCGTGCTCATTTGCGCCACCTCCCGTTTTTCCATGCCCGCCAGACAAGAAAGACCACGACCAGAACGTTAAATCCGATCCATAAGGTCAGCCCACGGGCCACCGCCTTTGCCGCCGGTGTGGAAAGTGCTTCCACGGCCCGGAACAGCAGCTCTGTTTTACTCACTGTAAAATCTCCTTTCGTTCAAGAATACTTTGCTTTGCCTTTGCTACGCGCGTCGCCGCCTCTACTTGCATTTCCTTGCCCTTGCTCTTCAGCGCGAATCTGCTCTACGCCGTTGCGCATCTCTTCGTATCTATGCCTTAGCGAATCGTCGCGCATCCATGCCTTTGCATTGCCAAGGTCAGCCTGGCTTATCTATGCCTTCGCATCTCTGCGCAACTCTGCGCCTTCGCTGAGCTTTTCTTTGCCCCGCATCGCCGTAGCCATGAAGTGCTATGCCTTTGCGCTGCATAGCAGAGCGGCGCGTATCTGCTCTACGCCCTTGCGATGCCTTGCCGCCCACACTACGCCCTTGCGATGCCTTGCCGCCCACACTACGCCCTTGCGATGCCTTGCCGCCCACACTACGCCCTTGCGATGCCTTGCCGCCCACACTACGCCCTTGCGATGCCTTGCCGCCCACACTACGCCCTTGCGATGCCTTGCCGCCCACGCTACGCCCTTGCGATGCCTTGCCGCCCACGCTACGCCCTTGCGATGCCTTGCCGCCCACGCTACGCCCTTGCGATGCCTTGCCGCCCACACCACGCCCAGCCTTGCCTTTGCGTTTCGACACGAGGCCCTGCATTGCCTTTGCTTTGCTTATCGAAGCAAGTCTGATCCAAGCGATCTACGCCTATCTACGCCGTTGCGCTGCGCTTTCCAGCTGAGCCTTGCCTTTGCCCCGCGCTGCACTGCAGTGACTACCTGTGCCCCTGCTGAGCAAACTTGTCAGCACAATGCCGTTGCCGAGTTATGCGCACATATCCGCGCCTTCGCAAAGCTGTTACAGGCTATCCAGCGCCTTTGCAAATCATATCATTGCCGTAGCAGATCAAATCCTATCCATGCAATGCCGTTGCTCAGTCGATGATGTCAAAGGTGAAGCGGCCCTTGCCGCTGTTTCTCCACTGGCCGATGCCGCGCAGAACGCCGTAGTCCAGCCACTCCAGAACCGCATTCTCGAGCGATTCGTCCATGAGGAGGATCTCAAACTCGCAGGTGCTGCCTGCCGGGATCTCCTCGGAGTTGGCCAGGCTCACGCGCTCACCCTGGGCCGTCTGGGCACGCAGGGGGCGCTGGCAGTCGCCGATCTTGCCGTTGACCTTGATGGGGATCATGCGGGGCTGCGGGAAGATCAGGCCGTCGATGACCTTCTTGTAGGCGGAGAGCTTGCCGCTCTCGTTGACGGCCCGCTTCTTGCCCGTTTCTGTCTTGCCGCCCACGCGGGCCAGCATGCCGCAGGAATCCTTGAAAAATCCCTTGATCTGGTAGTCGTAGAGCACCGGCTCTCCGTTCTCGTTGCGGGGAAAGACGGTCATGCCCTTATCTGCCACGGCATCCGCGCCCAGAGCGGCCACCTCGTCCTCGATCGTGGCAGCATCCGGGCTCTTGCTGGCAATGAAATCCCGGGCGACGTTCTGGTTGGAGGGCCAAGTGCCCAGAACCGGCTCCAGGAAGGTGATCTTGACTTTCAGAATTTTGGTTTTCATGCTGATTTCTCCTATATCTTGTGGTTTGTGCAATTCAAAACGCACTATCTTGCGTACAGCAGGTTTCCCAGAGCGTCCCGCACCTGGATCATCTCGTAGTGCCGGATGTTCTCGTCTGCCCAGTGCTGGGCCTTAACGCTGGCGGGCTCCCCGGGGTATTCGTCCGGCGTGAGCGGGTCTGTGAACTGCCTGACATCGCAGCCCCGAGGGTTCTTGCGGTAGGCGTAAGCATATACAGTCATGCTCATGCGCCCCTCCGATTCTGCCGGTAACCCGGCTCCTCGGTGCGGGCGTGGGTACGGTCAATGCGGCCATAACGGCGGGCGTTCTGCTCACGATCCTGGGCGGCAAAGCCCAGCCGCAGGAACATCACCGCTGCCAACACCAGGCACAGGGCCGTGGCAAACTGGCCGTCGGAGATGGCGCTGCCCGTCTGTGCGCTGCCCTCTATTCCCATGCCGTACAGCAGACTTGCGGCACCGCTGGCAGCGGCCAGCCTGTACCATACGCCGGATTTGATCTTCATGCGGATTCTCCTTTCTCAAGTGAGGGGAAAAACAGTTCCCCGATCTCATCCTGTCGGATGTCCAGCAGTTCACACATTGCTGTGATCTCTGCGCTTGTCCACGGATTGTGCCCCTGCATCCTGCCGCTCATAGTGTCCCGGCCAATGCCGATATACTTAGCGACTTCCTGATCGCGGTAGCCGCAGCTGTGGAACCGGCCCCGAAGTTTCCAGTACGGAATCTGCCGGAAGGTGCCCTGTATGACTTTCATCATGCTTCGACCTCTTTTCTTTGATGTGTGCCAGCCGTGAAGGCTGTCTTGCATCCCAGCGCTGTTCAAGCCAGCGCTTCACCCATTGTTCCGCACCCCCTTTGCGGCGCTCTCAGCTGCCCGTGCCGCTGAGTCCGCGCACCACTTGCCAGCCGGGGCGGTCTTGCGGGTATCTTCCTGGGCTGCTGCAGCTTCGTCCTCTTCCAGTAGCTGCTTCAAATCCTCCTGCATCCAGTGGTAAATGCTGGCCTTCTCCGAAGCGTTTTCCTCTTCTTTGGTAGGCATCTTGCCGAGCATAGTGCGAAATGCACCTCCAGCGACATTAACCATAGCTTGCTGCTCCAACTCGTTGTACTTGCCGATGAGCTTGCAAATTTTATCTCGCATCGTAAATTTCATGTTACGCACCCCTTTCAAACGTGGTTTGTTCCACATTCTCTTTGTGGTCGATGCTGGGCGTCAGGCCAATGGCCTTGAGCTGCTCATAGATAAAACGCTGACCCGCTTCCGTCCATACGGTGGTGTTCTTGGTGTCCCACTCGCCGGTGCTCTTGTGCTGGAACGGCGTGGATTTGCGGTTTTTGGTGTAACCCTTGCCGCAATACTTGGCGTATAGCACCCACTGGCCGTCGCTGGTCTTGTACTGGATCTTCAGGCCGTGAAGGATGCTGTTGAGTTTCTCGGCGCTCAGGCCGTAATCCTTGGCAAGGGTGGTAGTGGTGCGGCAGTTCTTGCCCACGCACACCGCCCGGGCATACTCTGCATCCGGCTTCAGGTCGTTGTTCTCTGCCAGAAGCTGGCGGTTGGCGGCCTTGAGCTGGTCGTTCTGCCTCTGAGCGATGAGAACCGCACGGCGCATTACCGCTTCCGGGCTGTTCCACTGGGCTTCAATGGCCAGAAAATATTGCCGGGCCTGCTTGCCACGCTCGTTGCGCTGGATCATGCACATCTCTTTGGCCATTGGGATGGTGAGTTGGTGGTCGTCAATCGTGCGTTCCACCTCTCGGTTGCCTTCCAACTGAACTCGTACATTTTTGTACGGGTTGAAATCTTCACCCTCGGTAAATCCATATTCGACCATGCGCGGGAACCAAATGCGATAAGGTGTGTTGACTTCCAAGAATTCGTGCAGCTCCCGGCCGCTCACCGTGGGGCGCTCCGGGTTGTCGTAGCTAATGGGGATGAGATTGCTTAATTCGCTCATGCCGTTTTGTCCTCCTTTTCCTTGATGATCTCGCTGACGGCAGTTTCCATCTTTTCCCGAATGCCGGGAGGGTTGCGCTTGCTGTTCAAAATCAGTGAGCAGTAGCTTCTCGAAAACCCAAGATGCTTTGCTACGTCGTCTACTGTAATCTGGTTGTTGTGCATCCGGCCTACTAAACGGCCTGTCCATTTTTCAGGCACCTTCACACCTCCTTTAAAACGTAAGTTGAAACATAATTGACAACGGCGCACCGATTCGCTATACTGTTCAAGGCTCCTAGTTAAACTGATTCAAAAGGAAGGTGATTTCATTGACCCAACTTTTGAGCCAGCCAGTTCCAGACACGAGCAAGTGCGTTATGGTGACAAATCGGTGAAAAGTCTGTCTGTGAAACAACCACAGGCAGATTTTTTCTTATCGCCGTGTCAAATACCAGTTGAAAAAGTTTACAAAGTGTGTTACTATGTAGTTGCAGACACATAGTAAAAAAGCTTAGGCGGTGCGACCCGCTGAGGCCTTGTGTTTTGTTAACGTTTTTAACTGACAACGCCATTATAGCAGTAACTAAAGTAACTTTCAATAGTTTTCTGTAAACTTTGTGAACTTCGGCATACTGCACAAAAAGTTGGTGTATTTTATGGCATTTTACGAAAACTATTTGAAGCTGTGCGAAAAGGCCGGAAAAACACCATCTGCGGCAGCTCTTGAAATGGGGCTTTCAAAGCCGACAGTAAATCGCTGGAAAAAGGGCGGCGGAGCAACTGATGCCACAGCATTAAAGGTTGCATCTTACTTCGGTGTCACGGTCGAAGAGCTCACCGGAGAAGAGCAAAAAGAAAAGCCCAACACCTTAGATGGCATTGAGCTTGAAAAATTGTCACCAGCCCGCCGGGCGCTGCTGGAAGCGCTGGATGGCATGGATGACGAAAACATTATGAAAATTGTTCGGATTGCTCAGGCAGTTAAAAAGGAGCTTCCAGAGTGAGCATACATCTTAATAAAAAAGAACTTGAACTGCTGAAAGCCCTCGATCGGGAGTATCCCGGTGGTGTTGAGCGGACAAAAGAGCTGTTTCAAGACGCTACGGCGCTTGAAGAACTTGGCTTTGCAGAATCTTCTACAACAGGGTTTATGCAGTCCGGATTACGAATCACAGAAGCCGGAAAGCAATATTTGCGAGAGAAAAATGCAAACCGGTTTTCTGGGGCGATGAAAATAGTCGGCGGTATTGTCACCTTGATTTTGATTCCGGTTCTGGTGAATCTGATTTCAGATTATGTATTACCAATACTTTTCAAATAAGAACCACTCAATCGTCCAGACAAAGCGGTAAAAGATGTCCTCAACAAAAAAGCGACGGATCCGATGCTGGTTTTTGGGCTTGTACCAGTTTCCGTTCTCGTCCTGCTTCAAAATGTTCAGTCTACAATACAGCATAAAACCTCCGAATGACTTCTTGAAGTTGGTTTTCGGATAACGAAAGAATCTCACTGACGGCAAGATGCACAAGCTTGTCGTGCGATTCTTTTTCTTCAATTGTATCACATTTTGCAAACATTGTGCTATTTTCTTGCACTTTATTTTCCTCCTTTGGCAATTTCCTTGATAACTTAGTTTTTCGGCAGCGGGTTGGCTGCCTATTTTTGTATATGTGAGGTATGAACCATGAAAAGAAGAACCTTTCTTGCGCTTGGATTGACCGCGGCTTTGTCCCTCCCTTTTGCTATGTCTGCATTTGCAGATGATGTGCAATACAAAAACGGTCAGACCGTCGAATACTCTGGACACACGGACTTTGGCTATTTCTTTACTTATACTTCCGGTGACGGAAAAATAAACTACAAGTGCTTCTCTGTTGTAAACAATGGAGATCGGAAATATGCAGCCGTAAAAGAGGACCTGTATGATTATTACCAGGCTGCTTTGAATGACAAGGATTTAGTTTTCAAAGGGAACTACCAGCGCCGGGCCGATGATGGCGCTCCTGTATTCACTGCAATATGGGAAGTTGTAACGAATGATAAAGGAAAAGAGGTTTTAAGCGGGATTGAAAATTATGTAGCACCTGTGCTCTATCAACCCGGTACGACTCCTAATTTCAAATTGTTCAGCGACCTATATGATGATATCACTGCATCCGCCCCGGATGACGGCTCTTATATGACCATCGACACAAACCCCCTCAACATGAAAAACGGTTCTATTCTCTTCAACGATATGGCATTGGAACACATTCAGTTGACCAACAACGTGCTGGGTCTTCCCAGCTGGATTTATGAAGAGATGGGAAAAACTCGCGCTTTGGATGGCCGACAGAAAGAAGTGTTTGACCATGTGACGGTAACATGGACATACCATCCTGATCAGGGCCTTGAGGTAACATACAGAACCAACCAGTAAAAATGTTGAGGTTTATTTAATATGAAGTGTCCAAATTGCGGCTCAGAAGTTGGAAATGCAAAATTTTGCCCAGAATGTGGTACTGCGATTTCTGCATTAACTGACAGCAATTCATCAAAGGGAAAAGAAGAAAGTCCAAAAAGAAAACGGAAAGGGTGCGGGTGCTTAACCGTAATTGTTGTTCTCCTTGTGATTGCTATGATTGGCGGTTCCTCGTCAACCTCAAGCGGATCATCGGTATCAGCGTCAAGGTCAAGCACGTCTGTCAAATCGTCTGTTTCGTCCACGCCAGATTTGACAATGGGACAAAAGAACGCGCTCCGTTCTGCAAACAGTTATTTGAATGCTCTTGCATTCTCGTATGATGGTTTGATTAAGCAGCTTGAGTATGAGGGCTATTCCACTGAAGATGCCACTTATGCAGCAGACCATTGTGGAGCTGATTGGAATGAGCAGGCCGCAAAAAGCGCAAAAAGCTATTTGAGCTCGATGTCTTTCTCTCGTTCCGGCTTGATTCAGCAGTTAGAATATGATGGCTTTACGCCAAGCCAAGCTGAATATGGCGCAACTGCAAATGGATATTAAATTGCAAATCCGTTTACAACCGCATTATACAACCATTGATTGTATATCGTCAAGCGTAAAAAATGCGCAAAACAATTTAAAAATTTATTCATTTGCGTTGAAGCGTTAAAATTTACGCTGACTTTTGCACGTTTTACGCTGAATACGCGCAAAATATGCGCGTTGTTATTCGTGATTGCAAGGTTGTTGCAAATTTTGCAGCAGATCAGCAGCCAGCGCCCCGCCGGGCGTATCGGCTGCCTTACGCAGGGCTTGCACCTCCGGCAGGGCCTTATCTTGAATGTAAGCGCGAGCAAGGCGCTGCTGCTCCGGGGTCATATCCAAATAGCAGGCCAGCAGGGCACGGGCATGGGTGCGAAAGTGTGACAGATTTTTCATAACTCATTCCTCCCAGGGTGCAGGGGTGCGGTCGGTGCCGGTCAGGATACTGGCGGGCATTCCATCGATGATGGTCATTTCGGTTTCTTTACCGTTTCTTTGCTCAAAATCCATTTTGCTTTCTCCTTTCTTTTGTGCACATCTACGATTTATAAACCAAATTCTACCATGCGCCGTTGGAAAATAAAATACGGATAAAATTTGTCGAATGGCGCAGATTTTTTCTGCGCCATTTTTTGTTAAAAATACGCCGATATTATGGGGGTGAAAGTATGAGTTATTTTACGGCGAGCCAAATCGGGAAAGCGCTTGCAAAAGCACGGGTGTCTGCGGGATTGAGTCAAGCGGAGATCGCAAGGCGCATCGAAAAAGGAGAGCGCACCGTGCAGAGCTGGGAAAAAGGATGCACCAGCCCGGACAGTGACGAGATCATGGATTGGTGCACGGCGTGCGGGGTGTCTCCCATATCTGTTTTCATGGAGATGACCCACCCGGATCTGTACAAAGTGCCGGATGACGGCAAGGCCGACGATGAGCTAAACGCGGAGTTGCTCCGTCTCGTGGTAAATCTGCCGCCGCTGACGAAAAGGCTACTCCTCTTCATACTGAAAGGCAGTCACGGCAGCAGCCCGCCTGCTGTCATATCGGAGATAGCTGCAAACTTGCACTGCCCGCTCAACAACAGGGCAAGCGTGTGCGGGACCATCATAGACCAGTATACCTATGCGCAGATCGCGGGCCTTGACCCATGCCCGGACGCTCCGCAGCCTCCCATTGACGACCTGAAGATCAACTACAAGGCCGGAAGAGCCGCTGCTGAAAATGGCGCATTCGGATATATCGGGCAGAAAAAGAAGTAAGCCATGAAATGCGTGAGACCATGCTGCAGGAAAGAGATCCCGGATGGTGCTTCTTTTTGTCCGTGGTGCGGGAAGAAACAGCCGGAAGCCGCCCCGCAGCAAAGAAAAAAGCGCCGCCGCCCAAAGGGCAGCGGCACAGTGTACCCTTGTGTATGGAGGTGTGGATTTTATGAAAAAACGGGTCAACACGGCATTTTGGGTGGAAAAGGAAAAGCGCTGGTGCATCGCGGTTCAGAAGAACGGCACCCGCAAGCGGTTTTACAGCAGCACGCCGGGCCGCACCGGCCAGCGTGAAGCAAACGCAAAAGCGGATGCATGGCTTGATGATAGCATCCGGGACGGAAAAAAGAAAGTCAGTGCCCTTTATTCGGAGTGGGTGGAAGAGCTGAAGCTGACTTGCGGGACGTCCTATGTGACACAATGCCAGCGTTACGGAGAATGCTACATCCTGCCGACCTGCGGGAATATCCGCATTGACGAGTTAACCGAGGGCGATCTTCAAAAGGCCATTGACGTTTCGTTCCGAAAGCGCTCACAGAAAAAGAACCAGCGCAAGCCCATCTCAAACCAGCCGTTGAGCCGAAAGACGCTTATGACGATCCGGGCCGCGGAAACCGCCTTTGTCAAGTGGTGCCGAAGGAACAAGTACACGACGCTCCACCCCGACCTGTCCATCCCGAAGAATGCCAGGATGGGGAAACGCACGATTTTGCAGCCCACCTCCCTGAAGGTTCTCTTTAGCGTAGACACCCGCACCTACTATGGAAAGCGGGTGTTTGATGAATATATATACGCCTACCGCTTTGCAGTTGCGACCGGCCTGCGCCCCGGTGAGTTAATCGGCCTATGGTACGGAGACATCAAAGGGAACACGGTCAACCTTCGGCGCAGCATCAACGTGCACCGGGAGCAGACCACTGGAAAGAATGAAAACGCCATCCGCTCTTTTGACATGGGAAAGGAAGCACGGGATGCCTATGAGGCGCAGGTACAGCTCCTAAAGGCTCAAGGCATACTGCTGAACTACAATACGCCGCTGTTTCAGATTCCCTCAGAGCACGCGCTCTATCGCCGCTGGGAATCGTATCAGGAAGCAAACGGGCTTGAGCCGAAAGTCTCACTTTACGAGCTGCGGCACACTTTTGTCAGCGTTGAATCAAGCGTCCTGACTGACAGCCAGCTGAAGATGCTTGTAGGTCATAGCAAGAACATGGACACTGCCGGAGTGTATCGGCACGAGCTTGACGGTCAGAGGGAAGATCTTGCTGCCGCTACCACCGCGGCATTCAAAAAGGCACAGGCCTGACTCTGGTAACAGTTTTGGTAACACTCTTTTTTGTAAACGTAGCAAAATACATGGGTTACAAACCAACCACACTGCCTTTTTAGCAAGTGTTTAGGCGCGTTGCAGATATGCTTTTGACGTCATTCAATCATTTTTTGTTGTTCGACTCCCATCGCCTCCACCACACAAGAAAAATCCGAACCTCTTCCCATCGG